GTGCCCAGCGGCGTCCCTCGGTGGCCTGACCAACCCTCGACCCGACATGTAGACGGTTGGGCTGGACTCGTCTAGTTGAACGTGGGACCATCCCTGCGTGGGCCTTCGCAACGCGCTGCGGCTGACCGCCGCCGCACAGGGACCTGGCACGTCCGTCGCCCCCCGCCCCTCCAAGGGGACTCAGGCCGGGGCGCTGTCCCTCGGTGGCTTCGCTGCGTGGCCGAACACCGTCCCCCACGTCGTGGACCGCGCCACCGCCATGACCGTCCCCGCGATGGCCCGATGCCGGGACCTGCTCGCCGGGACCATCGGCCAACTGCCGTTGGAGTTGTGGGACCGCAACGGGTTGAAGATGCCCACCCCGCCGTTCCTCGGCCAGCCCGACCCCGACTGCCCCCGGTCCGTGACGATGGCGTGGACCGTGGACGACCTGCTGTTCCACGGCATCGCCTGGTGGCTGGTCCTGGCCCGTGACCCGCAGACCAACCTCCCGGCGATGGCCCGCCGCCTCTCACCCGGCGTCGAGGTCGATGACGACGGCGTGAAGGCCATGACCGTCGAGTACGGCCAGGTCCAGGCCGCCGACCTCATCCGGTTCGAGGCGCACCACGACGGCATCCTCAACCGGGGTGGGCGCACCCTGGCCGCTGCGGTCGCGTTGGAGAACGCGGCCACCAACTACGCGACCTCCCCGATGCCGTCGATGGCGCTGCGGTCCTCCGACGGCACCTACCTGGACGACGACGAGGTGGACGCCCTGCTCGACAAGTGGGAGCAGAAGCGCCGCACCCGCTCCACCGCGTTCCTCCAATCCGCTGAGGTGCAGACCTTCGGGTGGAACGCCAGGGACCTGCAACTGGTCGAGGCCCGCCAGTACCAGGCGTTGGAGATTGCCCGCCTCGCCGGTGTCCCCGCCTGGTACGTGCAGGCCGAGCAGTCCGCCAGCCTCACGTACCAGAACGTCACGCAGGTCCGTAAGGACCTCATCGACTTCGCAATGGGTCCCTACCTCGACGCCATCGCGGCCAGGCTCACGATGATCGACGTGACCCCGCCAGCGGACCGGGTCGTGTTCGGCCTGACCAACTTCATGGCGATGGACCCCGCAGCCCGCGCCGCCTACTACACCGCCGCCATCACCGGCGGGTGGATCAGCGTGGACGAGGTGCGGCAGTTGGAGGGCTTCGCCCCCGACCTGCACCAGCCCGCCGCGCAGCCCGCCCCGTCCACCAGCCCCTCGACCGACCTGAGGTGACCGTCGTGAAGTCCACCGTGAAGTTCGTCGGCACGATCACCGCAGCCGACGCCGGGGAACGTCTCATCACCTGCCGCCTGGTGCCCTTCGGTGCCGTGGGCAACACGTCCCTCGGCCCGGTGGTGTTCGCCGCCGACGGCACCCACCTCGTCAAGCCCGGCCACGTCCTCAACCTGGAACACGACCGGGCCAGGCCGCTGGGCCGCATGGTCGAGGCCAACGTCGGCCCGGACGGCATCGACGTGGTGTACCGGATCAGCCGCACCACCGCTGGCGACGACGCACTGGTGGAGGCCGCTGACGGTCTGCGCTCCGGTGTGTCCGTCGAGGCCAGCGTCACCGACTCGGCACCCGGCGACGGGTCGCTGATGGTCACCGCCAGCACCGTCATCGGTGCCGCGCTGACGTTCAACCCGGCCTACGCCGACGCGCAGGTCACCGAGGTCGCAGCCACCGAGGCTGAGGCCACCGACACCGAAACGGAGGGCAACGTCGTGGACGAGGCCACCAGCACCACCGAGGTCGAGGTCGAGGCCACGCAGCCCGCACCGTCGGCCAAGCCGCTGTACGCGGCCCGCACCCAGTCCCGCCCCCTGCCCACCCCCGGTGAGTACCTGTACGCCTCCGTGAAGCGCACCGAGGCACCGCAGGCGTGGGAGGACATGCAGGCCATCGTGAAGGCCGCAGCGCCGCACACCTTCGTCGCGGACGTGCCCGGTCTGCTCCCCGAGGCCATCGTCGGTGACGTGTTCGCGGGACGCCCCGAGGACCGGCCCATCCTGTCGTCCCTCGGTCCCAACGTGGGACCCGACGGCGGCAAGACGTTCTCCCGTCCGTTCATCAGCGACTTCATCGCTGACGCGGTCGTGGCGACGGAGAAGTCCGACGTGACCGACCAGATCAAGGTGGAGGGTGCGGACTTCACGTACTCGTTCATCAAGCGGGCCTTCAACCTCTCGGCTGAGGCCATCGCGTTCACGTCGCCGCAGATCCTCGACGTGGCCGTCCGTGACCTCGGTCGCGCCTACTCCCGTGGCACGGAGAAGGTCGCCGCCACCGCCATCGCCAGCATCGACTCGTCGCCCACCTCGGTCGCGGCGGACGCCCTGGAAGCGGCGCTGTACGCGGCTGCCGCCGCCATGTACGGCAGCATCGGTGAGATGCCCGACCGGCTGTGGGTCGCGCCGGACGTGTGGGGGTTCATCGCCAACGCGAAGGACGCCGACAAGCGTCCCCTGTACCCGCGCCTGTCGCCGTCCAACGCTGGCGGCTCCAACTCCGGTGGTGTCCGCATGTTCGGCATCGAGGTCGCGGGCCTTCCCGTGACCGTGTCGTGGGCGCTCACCGCCGGGTTCGCGGCCATCGGGTCCAGCGCGGTCATCGAGGGCTACGAGAACCACCGGGTGCAGATGCGGGCCGACGAGCCGACGATCCTCGGCACTGCCGTGGGCATCGGTGGCGCGGTGGCCGTGGGCACGCTCAACGAGGCGGGCCTCGTCGCGTACACCGTGACGGCGCAGACCCCCTGACGGCTCCCGCCAGTGACACGCCCTCACCCGCGCCGCCCCCGGCGCAGGTGACGGTGGGAGCAAAGCGCAAGGGCCGCAAGTGATCCACGGGTCGGGCTGGTCGAGGGGGATGTCTCACCAGCCCGACCCGGCACACCATCGAGGGAGGACGGCATGACGGAGTGGCCCGCCGACTACGTGGCGTTGTCCGCTGGCGTCGACCTCGCCCCGTTCCAGACCGTCGTCACCGACCTCGGTGACCCGTCCCTGCTCACCGCCACCCACCCCGCACCCGACCTCGTTCACTGGCTGTCCTGGTTGGAGTCCCGCGTCACCGCCGTCGAGGCCGGTGGTGGTGGTGCCCCGCTCCCGTCCCCTGAGGGCTACCTCGACGTGGACAACTACGGCGGCGGGTTCATCCGGGTCCGCGACACCTCGCACCTGCTCACCGACGGCCAGGTCCACCCGGTCACGATGCGCCTCGCCACCGTCGCCGGTCCCGGTGGTGCGGTCATCAGCGACCCGCCTGGTGTGCCCGCGTCGACCAACCCGGTGTGGTTCGACAACGGCGGCACCCTCGGCTACGTCAACGGCACCACCGGTGCCCACGTCACGCAGACCACGCTCCGCAACTGGGTCAAGTACGGCGACCCCGCCGTCACCGGCTACTACCTGCTGTGGTGTCACCAGACCGTCGACACCGACCCGACGAAGCCGCTGCTGGTCATCGACCGGATTGCGAGTGTGACGCTGTGACGATCAACCTGCCCCGCGTCGACCCGGCATCCCCGGTGGACGTGGCCGGTGACATCAACGCGCTGGCCGCAGCCATCGAGGCCGCACTCAACGCAGGCGGCGGCGGAACGCCCACGGTGCCCGGTGCCCTGTGGGTGTCGCTGGACGAGGCCCGCCGTGAATGGGCCGACGCCCCGCTGGACGACGACCGGCTCACGTTCATCCTCACCGCGTCGCAGGAACGCTGCGAGGCGTACCTGGGTGCCCTGGTCGACACGACCACGGGCCTCCCGGTCCGCTGGAAGGTCGCGCTGATCCTCGACGCCAGGGACCTGTGGGGCACCGAGTACGCCGTCATGGACACGATGGGCATGACCGGCACCACCGTCACCCTCCCGGCGATGACCCGCAAGGTGAAGACGCTGCTGAGGCCGCATCGCGGGATCGTGGTGGGCTGATGATCCGCGAAGCCCGCGCCAGGATCGAGGCCACCCTGCGAGCCGAAGGCATCCGCGTCCTCGCCCCGACCCTCGCCCCGACCATTGACGAGCCGACCGCGCAGGTCGTCACCCAGTCCATCGAGTCCCACGACACCGGCTGCGGCTGGATCGTCACCTGCCAGGTGTTCCTCATCGTGCCCACCACCGAACCGGGTTCCTCCGACGACGACCTGGACGACCTGGCCGACATCGCTCTCCCGGCACTCGACCGAGTGACCGTGAGCATCACCGCATCGCGGGGCACGTACCGCGACGCCAACCCCGCCTACATCGCCACCTGCGGTGTGCTGGTCGCCTGAGGAGGGCTGAGAAGTGAGCAACGGAAGTTTCGTCGTCAAGACGATGACTCTGAGCATCGACTCGGAGCAGTACGAGTGCGACATCACCGGGTTGAAGGAGGTCCCCAACACCCCGGTGTTGCAGACCGCCACGGCCTGCCCCGACGGTGTCGCCTCCGACACGGGTCAGACCACCTGGACCCTCGACGTGTCCGCCAACGTGTCGTTGGAGACGGACTCGCTGTGGCGCATCCTCAACGACCCGACCAAGTGGGGGCAGGTCGTCACCGCCGAGTGGTCGCCGGACGCGACGAACCACCCGGAGACGAAGCGCACCGCGCAGGTCGTCATCGTCCCGCCGGGTGGTGACTTCACCGTCAACTCCTGGGCGACGTTCTCGATCAGCCTGCCGGTGAAGGGCTACCCGTCCTTCGTCGCTGTCGTCGGACCGTAGCGGGGACCTGGCCGTGTCCCACGACATGCGCCGGGTTCTCACCCAGGCTGAGGCCGACCTGATCCGCAGCAGCGAGACGCTGATGGGTCAGGCGCAGGCAGCCATGCGGGACACGGCGAACCTGTACCGCACCCTGGCCGTCACCGAAGGTGTGGCGATGGCACCGGGGGCGTACCGGGCTGTGTACCAGCGGATGGCGTCGGTGCTGCGGGTGGAGGGTGCCTTCAACGGCAAGTACGCCTTCACCACCATGCTGCTCGTCCGGGTCCCGGCCACGGCCACCACGGTCGTCGGCCACGACGGGAAGCCGGTGGTGATCGGGAAGGTCGCCCACGGCTACGAGTGGGGTGCCATCGGCGGCAACCTGATCCGTGACCTGCCCGACCCGGCACGGTCCCACCACGCCGCCACCGCGACACCGGAGGCACGCAACCGGGCCAACTTCCTGGCGATCCCGAAGTTGCGCCGCCTCTACAACATCGGCCTGCCGCAGTTCCCGCCGAAGACGCGGGAAGGGCACTGGCTGGAAGCGACCATGTCGAGGTCCGAGAACGTCCTGGTGGACCACTTCACCACCCGGATGAACACCGCTATCGGGGAGGTGTCCAGTGGCGCGGCTGCGTGACCTGTCCATCAGGATGGTCCTGGACTCCCTCGGGGTGAAGCGTGGCGCGGACGAAGCCGTCCGGGCTATGGAGGACATGGAGCGCCGGGGTGGCGCGTCCCTGGACCGCCTCGACCGCAAGGCCCGACAGTCGGGGTCGGCCATCGGGTCGTCGCTGGGCACCCGCCTCGCCGGTGCTGCTGGCCGGGTCGGTCGTCTCGGTGCCGTCGCGGGTGCGGGCAGCATCGCCTCCGACCTGCTCCCTGGCGCGGTGGGCAGTGTCGTCACCGGCGCGGCCACGGGTGCCGCCCTCGGGTCCGTCATCCCCGGTGTGGGCACCGTCGCGGGTGCCGCCGTCGGTGGTGCGTCGGCGCTCATCAAGCAAGCGGTGGACAACTACCAGAACGACATGAAGTCCGCTGAGGAGCGCGTCAAGGCGATCCGTGCCGGTTTCGTGGACGCGATCAACAATGGCGGGGGAGTGACCGACCCTGAGGCTGTACGCGGTGGGCTGCTCACCGCCCTCGGGGTGGACGACCCGCAGGCCGCGCAGGCGAAGGTGCAAGCCTGGGCCGACGCGGTGGGGCTGGACATCGACAGGGTGTTCGACTTCATCAAGACGGGGTCGAGGGAAGCCGCCAACGCGCAGATCGCGGCCAACAACGAGCAGATCGGGGCGTTGCAGCGGACCGCCGACACCAACGGCTACGTGACCGACTCGGTGAAGGCACAGATGGTGGCGCTGTACGCCGCCAACGATGCGTGGGTCGCCGCTGGTGCCGCTGCCGACGCCTACACCTCCGCTGTCGCAGCGTCCACCGGCCAGACCGATGCGTTCACCGCCGCGACGGGTCGCGCCATCCTCGGGGTCGACGCGCTGCGAGCCGCCTGGGCCGACTACCGCAAGGATGAGCGGGCCACGTCGGGGCGCACCGAGGCGCAGCAGGCGACCGCGTTGAAGATGTCCCTGGACTACCAGAAGAAGTTGCACCAGGACTACCTCGACTCGTTGGAGAAGCAGAAGCCCCGAGGCCGCTCCGCCACCGCCAGGACTGTCGCCACCGCCGTGATCGACAGGTTCAAGGAGCCGCGCTACTACGACGCGGCCCGTGGGTCCAACCCGGCCAGCATCGCCGCCGGGACCGACGCCGCCTACGTCACCTCGTCGTCGTCCGCGTCGATGGACGCCGCCGCCAGGTCGCTGATGCGGTCCGCCGCTGTCCTCGCTTCGTCGCTGCCGAAGCCTGACCCGTTTGGATCGGGAGTGCGCCGATGAACGTCACCGCCACGCAGGACGGGTTCGCCGCGACCGTCACCATGACCGGGGTCGCCCCGGACGTGAACCAGAAGGTGCTGGTGACCCGGCACACCCTCGACGGGGTGGCCCTCATCGCCACCCTGTCACCGAACCAGTCGGGGACCCTGACGTGGGTCGACGCTGACCTGCCCCTCAACGAGCCGGTCTACTACACGGCCCGGCAGGGCAACGGCCCGCTGGCCGAGTCCGCTGGGGTGAGCATCGAGTCGGTGCGGGGCTGGTTGCAGTCCGCTGTGGCACCGTCGCTCTACAAGGTGCCGATGACCGTCGTGGACGACATGGACCTCGACTGGGAGCAGGCCGGGACGATCCACACCGTCATCGGGTCGCGTCTGCCGCTGCCCGTGACCGATGTGCGCCTGGTGCGCCGGGGCACGCTGCGGCTCTACGTGGAGACGTACACGGAGTGGGCGCTGCTGCGGTCCTGCCTGGACACCGGGCACACGATCACGGTGCGGCCCTGCGACCGCAAGATCATCGAGAACGGCAACCTGTACGTGCAGTCGGTGAAGTCCGGGTGGGCGGCACGACCCGGCGGGTCCCGCATCGTGGACCTCGTCTACCAGCAGGTCCACCCCGTCACGGAGCCGGACATCGCCCTGGGGGCGTGGACGTTCCAGGAGTTGCTGGACGCCTACCCGGCGTCGGTGAATCCCGCTGTGGAGTCCGGCGGGTTCGACAAGGTGCGGAAGGACTACAACGTGGTCGACGGGTTCCTGCGGCTGCTGCTGCACACCCCGACCGGCCCGGTGCAGTTCCCGGCACCCGACCCGGACGTGAGGATCGGATGGTGACCTACGCAGGGGACCTCACCCTGCTCCGCTACCCGCACCGCATCCGTCCCATCGTGGAGGTGTGGTCGGACTCCAACTCGCCGGTGGTCCTGCCGGTGAAGGGCTGCGTGGTCACGAAGGACGCGGGCACGTACCCGAGGGTGAAGGCCGCGATCACCGTGGCCGACATGGACTACCTGCCGGACCGCCTCGACTCGCTGCTGCTGCCCTGGAAGACGCAGGTGCGGATCAGGGCTGAGGTCACCGACGGGAAGACCACCGCCGTCATCCCCATCGCGCACACCTGGCTGTACCAGACGGACGTGAACCGGCCCGCGTCGGAGTTCTCCCTGTCGTGTGCGGACGTGTCGTCCCGCATCGCGTCGCACTGGTTGGAGAAGGCGTACACCCCGGCGAAGGGCAACCACGTCACGTCCGCGATCAAGCAACTGGTGCTGCGGTCCTCGCAGTCCCACGGCAACGCCATGCTGTTCGACCCTGGTGTGCCCGGTGACCTCGTCTCCGACGGCATGACGTTCACCGGCAACCCGTGGCAGGCCATCGAGGACCTGGCCGACACCATCGGGTGCGAGGTGTTCGTCCGCTATGACGACGTGATCGTGTGCCGTCCCGTCCCGGCGCTGGGCACGGCGCGGGCTGTCATCGACGCGGGACCCGGTGGGGTGATGACCGCGTCGGCCACGTCGGTGACCCGGTCGGTGAACCGGGTCGTCATCAGGTTCACGGGGCAGCGCACCAACGCGGGCAAGCCCGCCGCCGACGTGTACGGGACGTGGCAGGCGACGACCGCGCCGACCAGTCCCGCGTCGGGGTACGGGTACGTCACGCAGGTCGAGTCGAGGTCGGTGGGCAACATCACGCAGCGCCAGGCTGACACTGCCGCGTTGCACCTGGCGCGGTCCCTGGCTGGGCTGACCCGGACCTCGCAGATCACCACGGTCGCGCATCCGCACTTGGAGCCGGGGGACACGATCAACGTCCGGTTCGCGTCCGGGTTGGGGGAGCGGGCCATCGTCCAGTCCCACGTCATCGACCTGTCCCCGGCGGGGGAGTCGCAGATCGGGACCCGCACCACGGATTGGCTGGCGACATGAGGATCGACACGGGTGACGTTGTCTCCAACGACGGGACCACCGTCGAGGTGGACGCGGGCAACGGGGAGACGCTGCGGGCTGTGGTGCCGTCCATCGGCAACCACGCCACGGTCCTCACCGTCGAGGGGCAGTCGGTGGTCCTCGGTGGCGGGTCCGGTGGTGGTGACCATCGGCTCCCGAAGGTCTACTACCAGGACTTCCGTCCCGGTGTGGACATGGTGGAGGGCGACTACTGGGTCCGTCCGTCGGCGTCCACGGTGGACGTGGCCCGCCCCGATGTCCTCACGCATGTGGGCAAGTGGCATCAGCCTGGACTCGGGTACCCGCAGGGTCAGACGTTCACCGCCGAGGCCGGTGGGTTGCGGATCACCTACACCACCCCGACGGACAACGCCTACGCCTGCACCGAGGCCTTCGGCGTGGACGGGAAGGTGTACCGGGTCGAGGTCGATGTCGTCCCGTCCCGTGACATGCGCCTGCGACTGGTGTGGGCGTTCACCCGCGACGGGGGAGAGGTCGCCGCACCCGGCGGCCAGACCACCACGCTGTCGATGATGGTGCCGTGGCACACCGGGCAGAATCCCCTCGTCGGCCCGCAGTGTCACGACGCTGGTGCTGGCGGGTCGCTCCTGGTGACCGGGGTGCGCGTCATCGACGTCACGGATGACCGTGGTGAGCAGTACGTGTTCGATGACGAGCACGGCTGGCTGCTCATCGGTGACGGCAAGGGCGGTGGCGGCGGTGCGTCCGTCGCGTACCAGCCTGAGCCGCCTGCGACGCCTGCCGTGGGTGACGTGTGGGTGGACTCGGACGTGGTGGTCGCCCCGACTCCGAACCAGTGGGTTCCCCTCGACGGGGTGATGGCTGCCGGGTGGCAACCGTGGGCCGGTGGACCGACTGCCTCGCATGCACCCGCCTACAAGATCGTGAGCGGGGTGGTGTTCCTGCGGGGACTGGTCCGCACCGATGCGGCATACACGGCGACGGCACCGATCCTGACGCTGCCCGAGGTGGCTCGACCCGACGCCGGGTCCACGAAGATCGTGGTGGCGATGACCGAGGCACCCGGTCAGGTGAAGGCCGCTGCCGAGGTCCGCATCGACGGAACGACGGGGGTGCTGATCCTGCAATACACGACCTTTGCTGTGGGTGGGTCGTGGCTGTCCCTGTCCAGCATCAGTTACCCGGCGAGGGGATGACATGACGATCAGCGACACGGGCAGGCCGGGTTACGTGTGGGACGGCACCGAGTGGGTGCCGATCCTCGGTGCGGGCATCCCCGATACCGGGTGGGTGGACGTGACACCCCCGGTCGGGTGGGCGAACTACGGGCAGACGTACCCGCCGCTGGGGTACCGCATCATCGCCGGTACGTGTCACTGGCGGGGACTGGTCAAGAACACCGTGGGTCCTTTCGGCATGGGGATCACGGTGTGGCCTGCCGGGTACTTCCCTGC